AAAGGCCAGGATGAGATATTGCGAAAGTGCTCCTCTTCCTGCTGCGTGGTCGGTATCCGATCAGTATTTTCCATATAAAACATACTTTCAAAAATTGGCCGTTTAGGTTTTTTGCGTAGCGCCTACCGGCTCCGGCGAATTGGCCTGAATTTGTTTTTCTGACGCATCATTCGCTACTTGCTCGACAAGCGCTCGCTTGTTTGCCTCTTGCCTCAGCCGATCCAATGTCGGCGCCGTGACGCTCAGCGCCGGATACTGGTTATCAACAGCCTTCTTCGCGTTCGCCGACCATTCGGCATGATGCGGCCTGATTGCTTCTTTCTGCTCTGCGTTCAATCCAGCAAGCCAGTTTTTGTACATCGCGACGCCTTCGCTGGACGCGGCGTTTCCTGCGGCTATCAGGATTCCGATGTCGGCTTCTGACAGCTTCTCGGCTTGCTTCGGTGGCGTATCCATCGGCTTGACCGTAAACGCCCTCTTGGTGCCGCGCGTCGCAGTCAGTGCCATTACGACCGGGCAGCTGATGTCTGATAACTCGGCAATTCTGATTCCGCCCACGGCCGCACCGCCAAACTTGACGGACTCGTCAAGATACAGCGTGAGGCTGCGCCCGACGTACTTTGATCCATCTGGTCCCCACGCCTTTACGAGAACGCGCCGCATCGACTTACACGGCTTGTATGGCTTGCCTTCGTCGCCGTGAAAGCTGATCGCAACCGGCTGGTCTTCGGCAACCAGCTTGACGCCGGTTACTGTGATCGTCCTTGACCCGGCGATCAGATCGTCCGCATTGAGTTGGTCGCTTTTCGGTTTGATTGTCGCGGTCAAATCAATCATATCGTTATCTCCTGTTCAATTTCGCGCTTCGTGTCAATCAAAATGGCCTGGCTGTCGCGCCAGTCGTTGTACTTCTCCATTGCGATCTGTATGCGTTCCTCGAAAGCCGATGCAGCGCATGCGATAGCGTCGATGATCTTTTGGTCTGGATGCACTCGGCAGACAAACAACGGCAAGCCAGCGCACCGAGACACAAAGTCAAGCCACAGACGACCGGACACCATCAATCCGGTCTGACACTGCAGCATGTACTCGTCCGGCACCTTGCCGCTGAGGATCGTCTCGATCTGATATTTCTGGCGACGAGACTTGCACTCTATTAGGCCGTAGTCGCCGACAAGTCCATCAGGCGAATATCCGATCGTGAATCCGAGAAAGTCGTTTGTGATGAACCCGCACTCAGTTACGGGAGCGTAGTGCTCGCTGTACTCTATGCGAGCATTGATCTCGTCCTCGACGCCTCGCAGCATGTCATCGCTGATGTATCGCGGCTCAACGTACTGCGTGATGCGCTGCCCAAGCAGCTCGTAGAGATGCTGGCGATCATTGTTGTTGTTCGCGGCTTTGAGTGTCGGCGTCAGAATCAGCTTCATCTCGCTTGCCGTCAAAATTCCGCAGCGCAGCGCGTGCCATTCTTCGGACCCCTGCTCAACGTCCGGCCAATACTCGATCATTGCCGACTTTCCGGCCACAACTCGCCGACCACATCGCGGACGTTGAGCATCGCGATCATGGCCTTCTGCTCGTCCCGATGCATCGATGCATGCTCGGCAATCGCCAGCTCCTCGCGTATTTCTTCGATCAGGCGCGCAATTTGCTCGTACCAAGTTTCGCCTGAGTCGTCGTCATCTGTCGGCTGCCGGAAACCCCATGTCTGTGGGTCGCCTGGTCCGTATGTCGTGGTGAATTGGCGGTCAGCTCTCATTGGAATTGTTGCTCGCACCAAGATATGAAACGAGTTCCTCCGCGTCGTTGAATACTGAGCGAGCGTCGTCTTCGTCGCATAAATACGTGTAAAACTCATCATCCATGTGGTCGTAGTCGGCGCCTACTTGAATGCTTGTTTTGTTTCCTTCGTTGTCGTGATGCCACCGCAACAGAGTAGGTCCACCGTGAAGCGGCAACGTAAGCGCGGCGTCTTGCCACAACCTATCGCCTTCAAAGTTCGCAAACAACGGATGCTGCTGATAGATGTATGCGTAGACACACCATCTATTGCTCCCGCGATTTCTGTCGTAGTGATCTACGGTGTGATGGCTCACTTCGACGCAGAATCCAGGCCCGCGCTTACGCCACAGCTTTGTGCAATTCCATCCGTCCATCACAGCAGACCTTCAAGCCGTTGCGCTTTCAGCATCGCCGCGCGGACCCTGAAAGCCGCACTGCTGAAATCGGCGCCTCGCAGAATAGCCAGTCGATCATCGTCAGGCGCGTGCTGGCCTAGCCGGTCGAAGATGCGCCAGGCTTCCTGAAGAGCCTCGCGCATCGTCTTGGCTGCTTCAAGCAAAGCGCCGACCGTCTGCTCGTCGCGCTGTGCACCGCTAAGGAATTCCGCACAATCCTCATCACAGATGCGCTGCTCTGGCTCGCGGTTGAATTTGCTGGCCACGAATGGCGCGCTCATGGCAGCAGCCTTACGATACAGTCAATAATTGCCCAGGCGATCACCGGAACCGTTACGATGCCGGCTGCAATGTCGCCAAGCGTAGGCTTTCCATCCGTCACTGGCGGCTTACTGGCTTCGATCGCGCGCTGTTGCGCGATGATGTCACGCACGCGGCTAGCGTCCATCTCGTGCTCCTTCTGAAATGACGTGGCCCACGAGGACCGGGATGCCGACCAGAAACGCCAAAACGATCAAGAGTTCGAGGAACATTGTTTTTCCTTCGTCGACCGGATGAAGTGAGCAAGGCTGATCTTCGGCGCCTTGCGCTGCCATGCGTTACGCGCCTTGTCGCGAACGATCCGTCTTGCTGTTCCGCGCGGGACTTTCATGTGCTTCATATTGATTCCTCCGTTCTTGTACTCGAACCCGGATTTCTCCGGCCTGATCGCCAGTAGTATCGCTTTCGGATCATGCCGTCGCTGACGGCCGTCTTGCCTTGACTGATTGCCCGTCTCGCGGGTTTTGCTGGCTGTTGTTGATCGTCTCTCCGATCTGTCGCGTGGCTTTCGTTTGCACCACGTTACGCCGGCCGTTGGTATTTGTGCGCCGGTCCACTTCACTCGGCACGCCGAGTTGTTTTATCTGGTCATCCGCCTCCAATCGCCTTATGCGCGGCCTGGACACTCCCCAGGCGGGGCAGCTCGACGACGGCTGGCCAGCTTGAAGCGGATGACCAGATAGCAGCAGCGCCGCTGACTTTTATCTCGCTGCGGCGGGATCCTTTCTATAAAAGTGCCGATTCGGCCGGGCCGGCATCCGGGTGCGCTGCTGCTGGTGATCGCCCTGGAAGCATGGCCGGGAGTCCAAGCCGTCAGGCGGGGGAACCTGCCAAGGCGATCAACAGCAACGGCTCTGCGGCAGGGCTGGCGCCTTAGTATCGCCTGCCCTTGACTGACGCGGCGGAGATCGTGCTGTCCGCGCCTACCGTGACTGTCGGGTGATGCACCGCTGAACCGTTGGAAGCATAGTGCCCTGGTCCATGCGCGCTGTCAATACCTTCTGGTAAATTTTTCTTGACGCTTGCAATGGTTGGCGTAGGATATGAAGTAACGACTTGGCAGAGGAAGTATGAGAACAATCATCGGCGACGAACTGATGCTGCTGCGCGCGATCGCCGCCGCGGCCGAGCGCAGCGTGCTCAACCCGGCCTGGGCTGGCGTGTGCGACGAGGACATCGCGCTGGAGCAGGCGCTTATGGCTGGCGGGTATCTGTCCGGCAGGAATCTGTCTGCGCCCGTTGACGACCGCGTTACCGAGCGGTAAGCTGCCTGCATGGAAAAGCTACTTCAATTTTTTAACAGCCTGGGCGTTGATGGTCGAGCAGACTTTTTGCTTGGTGCCAGAACGTCGGAAGGCTACCTGCGCAAAGCCTGTAGCGTCGGCCAGACGCTCGGGCCGGCTCTGTGCTCGGCGATCGAGCGCGCCAGCGATGGCGCAGTCACCAGGCAAGACCTACGCCCGAATGACTGGCAGGACATCTGGCCGGAGCTTCAGTCTCCTCCACAGCGGCTACTCCCGGCCGCTGTTTTGTCGGCCGACGTGTGATCGCACCGCGTCGGCCGGCTTTTTTTTGAGGCGCGGAATGATAAAGAAAAAGATCAGGAAGGTTGCAGAACTCAGCGCGGCTCTGTACAGGCTGGACGGGCCGGACACATCGGCGCTTGCAAGGCGCTGCGAGGATTTGGCGCTCGAACTCCACGGGCTGGGGAACGAGCTGCACAAGGCCGGGCTTCACCGGCAAGGGACCGCTGCGGATGTCGCAGCAGGGATGATCGAACACGTTATGGAGGAACTGAAAAATGGCGGTTGATTACGAGAAGTTGGGCGAAGTGATCGACGGATATGGCGGTATATCTGCCGACGATCTGGAGGCTCTGCCCGCTGTTGCAGATACGCGCAGCAATGAGATCGCACTTCTTCGCGACGAGAACGCGCGGCTTCGGCGAGCGCTGGCTGATGTCGAGCTGATCCTGACTGGACTGCGCGGCG